CGACGAAGTATGCCGTTCGCCGCGGCAAAGTCAGATCGGCGGCAGTTGCCACATAAAACACCGCGCCGGCGAAAGCGCCAAAAACGACACCGTAATCAGTACCAGTCAGAAGCCCATAAAGACTGGCACCAGTTAAGGCGCTGGCCGCCGCAGCGGACCCGGATACAGGTTCGGACATTAAGCCCCCTCGTATTTGCTGTGAGTCCTCTCAGAGTTGAGGGGAAATGAAAAAGGCCGCCAGATGGCAGCCTTGAAAGATGATGGATTAGGCCAGATCTGGTGAGCCCCGATCTGCGCCAGCATGGTTTTACATTTGAAATATCAGTTGAACCCGGATTTGTGAAGCGCCGCAAAAAATGTCGGCGACTACGTCAACGGCACTCTATTCACCAAGGCTTAGCCGCGCAAATTACCATTAGACACCGTCCCGGCTGATGCACCATAGAAAGCGACAGAAGCTAATTTGCTCACGTTGGACATTTCTCTCAACTACGATAAAGTCTGAGGGCTTTTTGAGTATAAAGATAAATTAGTTGCTATCTTGTAAAATTTTTAATGAGATTTTAAGAAAAATAAAAAACAAGCCTAGCAAGACTGGCTTTAACAATAAGATAGAAAATAAAAATAATATAGATCAATAACTAGGGATGTAACTTTTTGGCCCAAACCAAGTAAAGCAATTATATATTTCCTGAATTATATCCCTTACTTTTCTTAAAGAATCGTAGGAAATATCAATCTCACCTACAAAGCCATTTTCCATCGTTGCAGAGAAAGTATCATTATTCAAAGCACTTAGAATTATTATTTTCCCATTCGTTCTTACCATGCCATTATCAACTGGTTTCAGATCTATAGCTTTTCCACCCCGCTTAAGCCCTCTGGATCTGTCTTCAGGATGATGAGAACTATCTCGAATTGCTTTAATATGCGGGAATTGTTCATTAATGGTTGTAGATATATCAATTAATTTTTCAGGCACATTTTTTTCTTTGATTAATACTTGAAAAAATTTAATTATTGTATCCAGTGAGTACACAAATGATTTAGCGTGAAGATGTATCATATGTTTAGAGATACTTTGAGGAATGATACCATCACGCATTTTTTCTTTGAATAAAACTAGACTGGCTTCTGACGGTTCGCTACCTGGTGACATTTCATAGGTAGCAATTTGTTGTAACCTATCAAAATCTTTTGCTCGTTGCTCACGGGTGGACCTGCCCAGCCTCAACTGTTCCTGATTGAAAAGAACCAATGCTGCATAAGCTGCACAAAAGTTTGATGATATATGTGTAAGGATGCCATTTATTTTAAATGCCCACTCTCTATCATCGCTTACTAAAAATGAGCCAGGCTGAATGAAAACACAAGCTTCCATATTTTCTCCGGAAAATAGATAGCTTTCAGGTTAAAGAGAGTCTTATTAGATGATATAGAAGATAAGAACAAAGATACCCTATCATTAATATAAATTTAACACAATATCGGCAAGATTGCAAGCAACTTGCCGATACTTTTTTACGATTTACTGTATATTTTGAGTTACTGTTACTCGTTTAATTTGCATATCAGAATAGCTTTCCTCCTGAAAACATTTCGACACCAAGCTTTCATAGAATGGCTTCCAGCTATAGCGCCAAGTGCGATCCGGCAGGCTCGACAGTACGGTGAATATACCTCTATATGCTACCGATGATTTTGGTCGACTGTAGCCACGCCCCTCGCACCGCTTACACTCTTTGTAAGTCGGTACACCCCGTAACTCAGTCTCTTTGCGGTCCAATGTTTTCCCGGTACCGCCGCACTGACAACGCTTGCTCACCTTCCCCGTTCCGTTGCACTTCTTACACAGCACATGATCGGTTTCCTTCACCATGCGCCTAACTTCAAAACCAGATGGTGACTGCCCTAAATCCTTCGCGAACTGTGGAAGCCGCATGGTGTAGTGGCTTTTTTCTGTCTCGGTTGTTACTGATGTAAAACCTTTGCCGTGGCATTTATGGCAGTCCACTGAATCTGCCGCTGACGATGCATAATCGTTATAGGCAAAGCGGGCAAGGATCAGCATACATAATGGAAATTTCTTACCAGCAGCTTTACGCACCGAGAAAGGCGCATGCTGTTTGGCGTATTCAGTAAGCCAGGTTATAGAAGCGTCCCTGTCCTGCTGGCTGATACCTGCTTTACCGAGATACATCGTAAGACCGATTCCCGCTTGTGCCTGAGTCATCCCAAGCGCCGCCATCACATCGGTAACGGTAAGTTGTTCGCCATCAGTGGCGCGACTGCTGGCTGAAATATGCATGCCCTTAGGGGCAAAGAATTTGATAACACCGTCAAGGTTCATAGCGTCTCCACGTTACGCCAGCACGCCGATGGCCAGCGCGCGATCTAAAAAACGAAACAGCAGTACAAGCTGGCTGCCATATTTTTCTTCAAATGCCACGGTGTCAGCGTGCAACGCGTCGTGATGCGCTCTGCAAAGCGGGATCACAAACAGGTCGTGCGCCTTCGTACCCATTCCACCCTGCCCGTGGCCTATCAGGTGATGGGGGTCGTCTGCCGGGTTACTGCAGCACATGCACTGCTGCGTTTTAACCCAGCGGGTGTACTTCTCATTCTCCCAGCGGCGGCGCTTCGGGCGCAGCATGAAGGATTCCGGCGTTTCCGGATCGACATTCAGCGCCAGCACCTGCTTAGCCACTTCCTCCACTATCTCGCGCCCAAGGAGTTCACCGGGTACCAGCTCGGTTTCGCGGGTGACGGAACGGATCACCGGCTTCGGCATACGTAGCACCTGACGTGCGGCATCTTCCGGCAGAGCATCGGCCAGGCCATTACGCGCGAGCCACCAGCAGAACTCCGGCAACGTAAGCGTATGCGAATCGTCGAAACCCAGCTCACGGCGTGCGGTAGTGAGGATATAAGCCGCGCAGTTCGCACGCGCCATGTGCGCCAGCTGCTTTGTAGTCTGCTCCCGCAGCAGGTTGTCGCAGTGCCAGCACAGGCGAAGCGCGCCTGGCGCGTGACGCAGCGTGGTGATGTTCTCGGCGTGCCAGGACTCATGCGGCCACTGACACTCCCCGCTTTCCATCAGCCAGCTTTCAAGCCCGCCGATGCCGCCGGCGCGGCGCAGCACCGCATCGTTTTCAAAAACACCGGCGAGCGCAGGATCTTCGGCCAGCGGCTGCTCTGCTGGTGGCAGTTCGCCGTTTGGTATACCCGCCAGGCGCTCCGGCTCGTTCTCCAGCAGCATGCGCCCGCGGCGGAAATGCATCAGCAGGCTGGTGCCCGGCCTGAACATGACGAGCCCCAGCTCTGCCACGATGATCGGAGTAAGCAGTGCCCTCACTTCTCAGCCCCCTGCGCTTTATGTGCCGCCCACAGGCCGCCGACCCACTGGATCCCCTTCGCCGTGAAACGCGCCTGGCTGAATGCATGGTTGTTTTCGGTGCTGGTGCCGGTTTTCACCTTAAAACGACCGTTTTCAATGTGCTGGTGGTGCGGCGTCAGCACCCCGCCGAGGCGATACATGATCCTGTTATCGATTAGGAACATGCGAAACTCAGGTTCTTTGGCGTTAAGCAGCTTCGCCACCTGGCGGAAAGACATTGAGCCACCCGCAGAGCAGTAGCGATCCACAAATTCCACCTTCGGCGCCGCGGCGGCCAGTTCCTGTTTGAGCTGGTGCTGCTGCTCGGCAAGATCAGCAGCGAGGCGCAGAGCTTCCGGCAGGGATTTCGGTATCTGCATTGCCTGCTGGCTCTCAAGCTCCTGCCAGCGGTCAACCAGGCGGGCGGTAAACTCTGGCGAGAGCTGAGCCACAACGACATAGCTGTCTCGCTTACAAAGCTGGTACACGGCGACGGCCTGACCGAGGTGATTGGCAACTTCCACCATTGGTGGAAGTTGAATAACGCCGCGTTCTGCCAGTCGCTCTACTGTCCGTTTGACGCTATCGTGGCGTGACTCAACCAGATCAGCGATCTCTTGGCTGCTCATCGCCAGTTCCTGCCCCGGCACCATTGCCGCCGGGGTTAAAGCGGGTACTGCGTTCATCTGTTGCATGCGTATCTCCGTTAAGCGGCTGCAACCGCTGTTGGTTCATACCTGGTGATCGAGATCTCCACTCTGCCGCCCTTCACTGTCGGCCCCCACTCCACCAGCATCTTTTTCACCTGGCTGTCGTCCTCCCATACCCCCGCATGAGTCAGCGCATCGAAAAGCGCCTTGTTGTAGTTATCGATGTCCCGGCGGCGCGCGTCAGGCGGAAAAAGAAGGATCTCTACCGTTGCGGGCTCGGTAGAAGGCTTCGGCAGGCGGCGCAGCTGATCGAGGATTGCTGCACAGGCTGCGCTCTGAAATGCACGACCAGCAGCACAGATGAGATGGCGCCCCTTCAGCGGCCCCTTATTCGGAGCGCGCCAGTAGGTGTTCACGCTCGGCGGGAACGGCAGGATCAGCTTCATAGGGCAACCCCGCGCATTTTCAAAAACGAGATCGCCTGGTCTCTCGCATCTTCTTCGCCAGCCATCAGCGAGCGCAGTAGCGAAACTGCTTCATCTTCGACGCCAGGGCTGTTGATGGAGATGCCGCGGCAAACGCCCGGTAAAAGGGTGATAGCGCCTTTACGCTGTAAGGATCGCAGCACTTCAGTTGCCGCGTTCGGTGATGCTGCGCCCATCAGGTCGGCCACTTCCTTTTGCGTCGGCGGTATCCCATGCTCTTTATGGAAAGCCACGATCAGGCTCAGTATTTGCTGCTGTCGGGCGGTTAACAGGTTCTTTTTCACGCTGCCTCCTCAAAGAATGGCCACGATGTCAGCAGCGTTTTCCCGCGTGCTGGCTTTGCTGGAAATGGAGCGGCGGGCGCTGACGTGATGCAGCGTGAAGCCGTGCTGTTCGTAAAGCTCAATAATCCGTGGCGCCGTGGAGTTGCTGATCACCACTCGCGCGCCGCGCTGATGTGCTGCAACACAGGATTCAACCAGCGCCACCTGGTCAGCCCATGCGAAACCGCCGGCGGAATAGTTCGTGAAACCCGCCGTGCCCGGCAGCGGTGCATACGGTGGATCGCAGTAAACGACATCACCCTCGCCCGCCAGCGACAGCGTGCGGCGGTAACCGGCGTTCATGAATACGCAGGTGTGCGCCACCGTGGCAAAAGCCAACAACTCTTTATCTGGAAAATACGGGTTGGCTTTTTTACCCCAGCCGACGTTGAGCTCGCCGGCGCGGTTATAGCGGATCAGGCCGTTGAAGCAGTGCCGGTTCAGATAGAGGAAAGCGGCGGCGCGCTCCGGTCCGGTCATCTGCTGCGCGTTGAATGCCTGGCGAACGGCGAAGTAACCCGGCTCGTCATTCATTTCGGCAAACAGCTGGCGCGCCAGCAGCGTTACCTGCTCTGGCAGTACGGCAAGCATCTGATAGAGGTTAATCAGATCCGGATTGGCATCAGCCAGCAGGAATCTCTCGTGCTTACCGGAATTGAGGAATACCGACCCACCACCGACAAAGGGCTCAATCAGCCGGGTGCTCGCCGGAATGAGGTGATCCAGTTCAGGCAGCAGCGAATATTTGCCGCCTGCCCATTTCAGGAACGGACGCTGCCATACGCGCGGCGCCGGTTCTGCCACGGGCAGTGCTGCTGCGGTTTCAACAGTCATGAGCGGAACCCCGAGTTTTGCGGCAGCGAGTAATCGACGTTCTGGAATGTCGCGCGGGAAGCGGTGCTGCTGACCCATTCGCCGTTGCGGCGAGTCGGGCGCCCTGCTTCGTTCCACTTCGTCGCAGCCTGCAGGTAGCCAGGGAATTTGCTCGGCAGGAAAAGCGTGGTCGGGCGCAGGTATTCCGCCATCTGCAAATCGGCGCTCCACTTCTCGTTGGTGTAATCCACGACAAGCTTCAGCTCTTCAGCGCTGAATCCTTCACCCAGGCGAGCCCGGATGTGTTCCAGCGACGTTTTCGAAACCTGGTACCGCGATCCGGTTTGCTGGTTCAGGTAAGTCAGAACCTGTTTAGCCTGATCAGTAACCCTCACCGCATCGTCGGGTTGCGCAGCAACCGGACAGAAAGGTTTTTTATTATCTGATGGATCAGTAGTTGAATTTACTGACGGATCCCCCCCAGATTCTGACGGGTGAAAACCGCCGTTTTTACCAGATTTCGACGCGTCAGATTTTGAGGCGTCAGAATTTGACCCGTCAGATTTTGAGGTGTCAGATTCTGACAGATGAGAAAAGGCAGCGGTCTGAAGCTTTGCAACGTTGAGTTGGTAGACGTTGGAGGTGTTCCGGTTACCCTTGCGGCGCTGTTGACGCGTCAACCATCCATCTTTTTCCAGCTTACCTATCGCCGTGCTGATAGTGCTTTCACCCGCGCCAAGCTGCCGGGCAATGGTCTTAATAGACGGCCAGCAAACACCCTCATCATTGCTGAAGTCGGCCAGGCGCGCCATGATGGCAACGCTGGTCAGCTTCATGCCAGCTGCGGCACAAACGTCCCAAACGTAACCCTGTAATTTAGTGCTCATGGTCGTCCTTTATTTCTCTGAATTTACGCTGGAACTGATCGAGCGGGCTGAAGCATTCATGGGGGTAGTCAGTCCGCAGATAGATAACCCGCCGCGATTCTGGCTCCCACCGTATGACACGGACGGGGATGCCTCTTCTGTCACGAAACCACCTGTCGAGTTCTCGCATTCGGCTTTCTCCCCCTGGCTGTTAAAATCACCTACAACCCACTCAGCAAACGGGTAGCTGACAGGCTCAACAGCGCCCTGTACTCTTACCCCATACACGAACTGCACCGGGCCTTTACCGCCGGTAACAGGAAGCGCTACAAGTTGCGACCTGCGGTACTGTGTTGTTAAACTGTTCATGCGTAGGTATCTCCACATTGATCGACACGCCACGACGCCAGGGGCTGCAACCCGCTGGCGTCACTTCTTTTTGCGGCTGAATAACGCGATAATCGCGGCAATTTCTTCCTCACGCGCAGCCATATGGCGACGGTGAAACTCCATAATTTCTTCGGCTTCATCCTGCTCAATCACTCCATCTTCCAGCGCCTGCTGAATGATCTGGTCGACGTGTCCGCGCGCTGCTGCAGTTCTCATCGAACGGCTGAAAAGGTCAACGCGATCTAGATCTTCCATGTTCGGCTGTTCCACCAGCAGGCATCCGCGGCGCCGGGCAAAGTAGTCAGCCAGGCAAGAGGTGTTGGAGATGTCCTCCATGGCTTCCAGTTCTGATGCCTCAAAGAAACGGCAGCCGTTTTTCTCGTACAGGTTGTTGTTGAACTGCGTCAGGCTCATGCCAAGCGCACCGGCCATCGCCTCGCGCCCGCCCGGGTAGGCTTTACACATAGCCTTCACGACATTCTTTAAGGTGTGCTCTACCATCTCGTTTTTCCTTTGGTAGTTATCAAATGGCGGCTTTGACAGTAGAGTCAGCATCACCACCGAGATTGTCTTTAGATGGATAACGGCTCGGGTAGAGAATGTGTAATTCACTAATCTCGCCTTCGAAAAAGAGGGCAAGGCGCTCAGCAAGCTCAACTGATGGAACCTGTTCGCATCTTTCGATTCGGCTAAGCGTTGCCGGGTCAACCTGTACGCCAATCGCGACATGCGAAAGAGTCAGGCCGTGCGACTTACGCAACTTTCTTAATGGTGATTGCATAAAACCTCCTTAATTTGCGTAATACGCATATTATTTCATGCTGGCAGATTGCGCAAGTTGCTTTGCATGAGGCGCAAAAAGAACATGTAATGGGCGCATGAACATAGGAAATCGCATCAGACAACTTCGCCTGGCGAAGAACATGAAAATCACACAGCTCGCTGATGCTGTGGGGGTGGATGCTGCCAATATTTCCCGGCTTGAAACCGGTAAACAAAAGCAGTTTTCTGAACAGACACTTAACCGCCTTGCTCACGCTTTGAACGTCAGCCTTCCTGACCTA